CCAACGTCTGTCGGGATTGGTGTGGTAACTATGCACGTAGTCCGTATTGTCGGGGTCGTCATATACATTGATGATTTCATCTTCATCATCATCGTCACAATCATCGTCGGGTGCATCGTCAACGTGGCGATACTCGCCTACCGAATCGTAGTAGTACACGTTGTGGTAGTTGGCTATGCGCTCGTTAATGTAGTACTGACCATCGCACTCGACATAGTCATTGTCATCTAAGAAGTAACCCTCGTGATGAAACGTGACGTAGCCATAGGTGCAATTGCAAGAGTAGGCATAGCAATCGTCGACATCTAACCACACAATTTCCAATTCCTCCTGCTCGTCGGTGTGGAATCGGTCACCGCATACGGTTTCGTATATCTCGTTATCGTCATCTTCTCGATGACAAATCTCACCCGACTGAAGTCGGTACGCGTTATCATCGTCCACGTGGTAGTACTCATCTTTGTACACACCGATAGTGAACATTTTACATTGCGAACGTGGCGCCTCGCCATTGTCGCCATACAGGGTTACTAAGTCTTCGACCTGTACATCATTTGTTTTTTCTGACATATGAATTGATTGTTTAATTGTTTACATTTTTAATGTCGGTGCTGTCACCATTTGTTATGCTTAGTATAGCACTTACTCGGCTTGGCGTTGTGCGCCTTGCGATGATGAGTTTTGTAGTCATACCCACTTTTAGGGGTTGAACAGGAGACCATTGAGACAATGGTGAACGCGGCTGCAAACCATAGCAGCGCATAGAAGGTTGAGTTTTTCATATGAATTGATTGTTAAAATTTACTGATTTAAGATTTGTCCTATCAATCGGACATTTTTTGTTTAAGAGTTAGTACTGAGTAGTTACGTTCGCTTGGTCTAAACTCATAGCCTTCGGTGTTAACCTCTGTGTAAACACACAAGACAAGTGTATGCCCACCGCACTTTAAGACACACCCATACTCACACCACATACCCCATTTATCTTCGTAGTAACGAGTGGGAATATCACACACATCTTCCTCGCCTAAATCGCATAGGTCTGAGAACTCATCTCTTGTTATGGGTGTAGCGGTGAAATACTTTTTGTCTTCGCTATACAACACCTCGCTTTGGTCGTCCCAACAGGACTCAATAAGTTTATTTTTTTCGTCAAAGGTGTAATAGGTATCACCCTCGTTAAATGGATACTGCATATAATTGAATTTAAGTTTTAATATTTGTCCTATCAATCGGACATTTATATTCTAAAATAGCCCACGAGACTTTCAAGGTCATTGTCCTTTAACTTGTAATGCGCCAACACCACATCATCGTAGCCGTTATCCTCAAGGATAAGAAGCGTATCGTATTCAGGCGAAGACAACTCATCTTCTCCGTGCGTAAAATGATAATTATACCCAAACGACACGTCGCTTATTGCTGACACCTCAGACCAATTTGACATATCGAATGTGTGTTTCTCGCACAATATCTCTACATATTTAGAGTGACCAATCCATAGTACAAGCCCCTGCTTGAGCCTATTTTCCACGACAGCCCCAATGATATTGTCCAACTCAATTGTCTCAATATAGGGCGATAAGAATCTTGCTAAATTGCTCATATAAATTTAAGTTATTGGTTATTAAATCTATCGTCTGCCACCCAATGGTATTCCTGTCTAACTACTTCGAAAAGGTTAGCGTTAAAGAACACAGGTCGAGGGTGCTTATCTAAGTCGTAGAATGAAATGTAATGTTCGGGTTCAATCGATTGAATGAGCGCCGTTTCAATGGTCTCTCCGTACAAAAGATCCATATATACACCATAAAATTCAGCCGACACTTCGAGTATCTTTTGTGAAAAGTCAATGTCGTGGTAATGTCTTAACCTCGACGTTTTTACTTGTCCGCACTCGTCTAAAAACTCAAGTCTTACACGAACGTGTCTACCTGAAAATGATTTGATTTTTTCTGACATATGAATTGATTTTAAGTTTTACTGAATTGAATATTTGTCCTATCAATCGGACATTAGTTTACAGGTGTTCTGCTTTTTTAGAATAACACTCACGAACGTAATCAAGGTCGGGTTCATTGCCGTAGACAATAAGCCCACGCACACCCCACGAGTTCATCTTCATCTTGGTCTCCCAAATAAAGGCAATAGCCAACTTGACTTCTCCGTCAGGGAATTGAACCTCGCAAATGTTTATGCCCCTTTGCATATCATCGTCTAATAAAATTGGTATGTCATAGCCAATGTCATCTTGTAACTTGCCGTGCATATACACACCACCGCAAGAGTACAAGACCTCATTTTCGGGTGCGTTCTCACGACTTAAGTGCGCCTCAATAGCGGCTTCATCTTGTGAAGAAATGAATTTCATATCGATTGATTTTTATTGGTTAGTAAATTCTTCGTCAACTTCCCACTTGGTTACTGAAATGGTTTTCTCTTTGACAACTTCAAAGTAATCTGCTTCCCACACATAAAGCCAACCTTGAGCGGGAAAGCCGTCAATGACAAGCATATTTTTCGGCTGTGTAATCGCATAGTTTGAAGGCAAAATTTCAGTACCATATACTTGAGCGTGAACCCGACCAACCCAATTTTGTGGGACTCGCGAACCAAAGTCAAGACTATCGTCATTGTACAACTGCGAAGTAAGTTCGCCATCATCAAAGAATTGGTCGAATGGTGTTCCTTCTAAGTGTGTACTACCCCAATTGTTGTCATCGTAATCGGGAATCGCTACAATGTACTTTCGTTTTATGCGGACATAACAGCCCACCCAAGATTTAATTCTCTCTGACATATAAATTGATTTTTAAGTTTTACTGATTTTAAGATTTGTCCTATCAATCGGACAAATTATTTTTCACATTCAACGACAAGCGCATAGATAGAATGAGCAATTGAGAATAGAACTAAAATAGTTTTCATAGCGTTTGACTGCACTACGTCTAAATAGTTTATCCAAAACAGCGCACTTACAACAGCGCTAATTAGTGAATACGTGAGCGCATACAACACTACATAAGTGGTTAGCACTACAAAAGGTTTAAGAACTTTTTCCATAACTATTGATTGTTTAATTGTTTACTATTTCATTTGTCCTATCAATCGGACAAATCGTTTTCCAAATTGATAGTGTTATTTTCCGAGGCAATCTACTATGACTCCCAATAACTCCGCAAAGATACGACAAAGTTATGGCTCTCGCAAGGAAAGTACAAACTATTTTGTCTGAGAATTGTGTTCGAGTTATGTTCATTCAAGTTCACCACATTCGCAAAGATTATCGTTATAAACGAACTCATTTGCTTCAAGGTAGTTCATTATTTCACCATAACAAACGTGTTCGTATACTTCGCCTTCGCTTCGTAGCGTATAAAGATTATCAGAGTCCAAGGCAATTTGCCCACTGAAAAACAGGTTTAAGAATAAAATGAATTTCATATTTGTAAGTTTTGGATTTGTCCTATCAATCGGACAAACCGAATCAATTTGCGATATAAATTTTGCGCTTTATACCTTTGCGCTTCGCCTTTGGGCTTCGCTTCGCTTCGCGCTTCGCTTCGTCTTTCCTTTGGCTTCATTACAGCCCTTTTAAGCGCCTTAAATTAGCCCTTTGGTATATAGGTACACCTTCGCCCCTTTGCTTCGTTTATTGGGGCGCTTTGGGGCTTCGTTTAAGGCTTCGCTTTGTTGCATAAAATAGCCCCTATCAAAAGGGGCTGTAAACAAACAAAGCCCCTTCGAAAAGGGGCTTTGCTTTGCTTTGGGGCTTCGCTTAGAAAGGTGAATCTATCAATTCAACCTCTTCTTGAATTACAACGTCTTGCATAGTTAACGCCTTCGCCTTTGCCTTCGCCTTTGCCTTCGCTGTTGGCTTTGGCTTTGGCTTCGCTGTAGCCTTCGCTGTAGCCTTTGGCTTCGTTAGGGCTTCGAGCATTGCCTTCACTTCTTCAAGGGCGCTTATCACTTCGCTTAACTTCGCTTTACCTTTCAATTCGCCTCCTATCATTCGAACGGAAATAGCGCCCTTTGTGAATGAGAAAAGCGCCTTCTCTTTGCCCTTTGGCTTTGGCTTCCCTTCGCCTTCGCCTTCCAATGTGGCTTCTTTGTAGTACTTCACATATTCAGTGGTACTTAGGGCAATGCTAACCTTTTGTTCCTTGATAGCGCATACTTCCTTTTTCCATTGCTTCAAAAGTTCGGGCTTTGCTTCCGCGAATTTCGCAAATTCCAATAAATGATAATATTGCGTTTTATCAAAAGGAAAATTGCCCTTTATTACTTCGCGAATTCCGCATTTTTCGCGAACCATTAAGGCTTTGCCCGAAGCGCTTTTCAACCACAAATGCGCCTTCGCTACATATCGGGCTTGAACTTCGCTGTTTTCAAAGCGCTTAAGGTCACTATCTAAGATAGCCTTTGTGATAGTTGACAATTCCAAAACAAATAGGCTTTTCTTTTCCGAAGCCGTTAATTTAACTGAGTTTGACATAAAAAATAGGTATTAATTTTAGCGCCTTTTGTTTAGTTAGGTTATAAAGAGAGGCGCTGTTAACTCATTCATAACGGACACAAAGATAGTATAAAACTTTATATATGCAACAAAGAAGTAAAAAAAAGTTTAGCCCCTTCTACAGCCCTTTATTAGTAAGGCTTTGAGCGAATGAGGAAAGGAAAGGAATTTAGGCGAAGGAGGAAAAATAGGGGCTTTGCGCCCTTTGTAGTGGTGCGCTTTTCCTTGCATTTGTCCGATTGATAGGACAAATAGCGCCCTTTGTATTTGTCCGATTGATAGGACAAAGGCGAAGGGGTGAAGGAAAGGGCGAATAGGGGCGAACAGGGGCGCAATGTAGCGCCTTTGGGCTTGGGGCTTGGGGCTTGGGGCGAAAAAACGCCAAAATTTCGGGGTGCGGAAACGGAAACAAGCACCCCCACTACCGAAAAAAAAGCACTTTTCAAATTGCAATTCGATTTCAAAATGCTGCTATAGCCCCAACACTACTATCATCTGATATTCATTATCTTTGTCAAAACATTAAAACTATGAAAATGAAAATGGAAGGTAGTATCTACCAAAGTAATGGCGCCGGCATGGGCTTGAATGTTCAGGACGGCCGCTTGGTTAACAATCGTCCTGATGGCATGACGGGTATTCAGCAGCTTGCTATGGCTCGTAAGTCTATGCGTTATGAGAAGAAGGTTAACATGTATGCTGAGGGCGCTGCTCGAGGTGAGATGATGAATGAACTTAAAAACTGTTGATATGAACAAGGAACAGAAGTTGGGAGTTATCCGCCACGTGTTAACATTTGTTGGTGGTATTTTGTTGGCTAAGGGATTGGTCGATGAGTCATTGATGACGGATTTAATTGCGTCGATTATGGTCATTATCGGAGGTGTTTGGTCTGTAGTGGCTAAGAGCTGAGGATAGATTTCGTCATGTAAATGGAGGGGGGATTTTTGTCTCCCCTCTTTTTTTTGTTCTTTGTGATAGATTATCGTCGCAGCCCTGTATCTTTTTGCGTCTTCTTATTTTTTCTAACTTATTGATTATTAATATATTATTTATTTTATGTCGATAATGTCAATTTTAAAAGAGAAATATAGTAATATAAATATAATAATAATAAAGGGGGATATATATAGAAGTAGGGAAAAAAACCGACATTGACGCGTTTTGTTTTTAGGATTGGTTTCATATATCTTTGCTTTCAAATTAAATCAAATGCTAAACACACAACAGGGTTATTCGCCCAAGGACTTATTCTTCGACGCTTCGGGTCGTGGTAAATTGATTAAGGGGGTTGCTAAGATGGCGAGAGCTGTCAAGAGCACGTTAGGTCCCAATGGTAATACGGTTCTTATTGAGTCTACTCAGCACACTCATGGTTTGACTGTGACTAAGGATGGTGTTACTGTTGCGAGGTCTATTGAGTTATTTGACCCTGTCGAGAACCTTGCGGTACGTATGATGAAGGAGGCGGCTGATCGCACTGCGACTGCTGCGGGTGATGGTACGACTACTGCTATTGTGTTGACTGAGGCTTTGGTGTTGGCGGGTAGTGAGTTGATGGAGGCGGGACTGAACCGCACTGAGGTGTTACGTTCTTTGGTGGAGCAGAGCGACAGGGTGGTGGAGAGGTTAAAGAAGAAGTCTAAGAAGTTGAGCAAGTCTATGTTGCTTGACGTGGCGACTATCTCTTCGAACAATGACAAGGAGATAGGTAAGTTGATTTCAGATGTGTACAAGTCTGTGGGCAAGAACGGTTTGATTACTGTTGAGCGCAGTCAGTCTGCTGACACTTACACTGAGACGACGATGGGTATTAAGTTTGACCGTGGGTATACCTCACCGTTGTTCATCAATGATCAGAAGAAAGACGAGTGTGTCTTTGAGGATGTGATGGTGCTTGTTGCTGACATGGAGATAAGCAATGTGTTACAGATTGAGAGTATCTTGAAGCCTATCATCACTGAGGGTAAGAAGTTGTTGATTGTTGCGCCGTGCAATGTGAATGTGGTTAACACGTTTGCTGCTAACGTGATGAAGGGTAACTTAAAGATCTGTGTTGTGGCTCCGCCTAATTTCGGGTACAAGCAGCATGAGCTGATGCAAGACATTGCGGTTAGTGTTGGTGCTACCTACTTCAGTGAGAAGACCGGTGACGATTTGGGTCTCATCAAGTACAGTGACCTTGGTCATGCTAAGAAAATCATTGTAAGCGCCGATAAGACCGTTATTATTAAATCTGATATCAGAGATAACCAAAGCATAATTGACGAGCGTGTTGCTCAGCTATGGAGCGCTCACGCCCTTGCTATGAAGAAACACGACAAAGACTTTATCCTTGAGCGCATCGCTTCGCTTACAGGTGGCATTGGTGTTATCCACGTGGGTGGTAACACTGACCTTGAGCAGAAAGAGTTGTACGATAGAGTTGACGATGCGGTATGTGCGGTACGTTCAGCCCTTGAGGAGGGTATCTTACCCGGTGCAGGGATGTCATTGGCTTACATGGTTGACGGTTCGACACCTGACGGAGCGAGCAAGGAGTATATTGCTGCACGTAACATATTGAACTTGGCTCTTTTGGCTCCGATGAATCAGATTATTGAGAACGCGGGGCTATGTGTGAACAACTTATACCACGGTAAAGAGGAATTTGGTGAGGGTGTTAACATCAAGACAGGTAAAAAGGGTGACCTCATCAAGATGGGTGTCATTGACCCGCTGAAGGTGACGCGTAGTGCGCTACAAAATGCTATCAGTGTGGCTGTAACGATACTAAGTACCAACGCTGTGATCACCATGGCACGCACTTATGACGCAAACGATGGACAACAAGGGTAAGGCTATACAAGTTTTGGCTATTTTGCTGCTGATTGTGATAGGACTTGCTATGTATCAGCGTACTGAGTACGAGAATGAGCTAAATTCTATGCGACATCAGATGATTTTGGATTCAATAACCATTAAAAGATTAGAAAATGAAACCGATAGGTAAATATATTGTGGTAGCACAGCTTGACGAAGGGGTAACAACGGAGTCAGGTCTTGTTCTCTCGGGTGAGGACGTGAATCAGTTCAGATATAAGCGTGGTGTGGTGGTAGAACCGGGCACTGACGTAGCAAATATCGTCAAAGGTGACAAGATTTACTACGACAAGGCTCATAGTTTCACTATGATGATCGGCGGTTCGCAGTATACTGTGCTTCGAGAGTCTGACGTCGTTGTAGTTGAATAAGTTCGTTCCTTCTGTGCAGTTGTTCTGCATACCTCTTGTCCATGTACGACTTATTTTTCTTTTGAAATAGTTTCTCGTTGCTTTCCACTACGGGTCCGCCGTTAAGTTGGCGGTATAGGGTGGTAACGAGGACTGCTGCCTTGCGTGATAGCTGATATCGTGCGCCTAAGTTGTTTGTTGATTTCCTAAATATGTCTATCCACCCTGCGTCGACCATCTTCTTGAGTCTTGTTCGACTAATGGCGAGTACTTTGTTGAACTCGAGGAATGTCTTGGTGGTAAAGTACGGTTCTGAGTATAGGAAGAGGAGCATGTCAAGGTCTGCGCTTGAGATGTTGTGCTTGACTTTAGTGTAGTGGTATATCGATCTCCAATACTTTAGGTAGTCGTCTTTTCTTTCGGGGCGTTCTTCTCTTAATTTCGTCATGTATTAAATTTGATTATATTTGTTCCAAAGTTACACAGGTAAAAATAAAAAGCAATGGCTAAAGATTACAACTCAATTAATTTTAAGAACAAGGACATCGACAAGTTCTCAGGTAAGTTTGGACAGGGAGATCCTATTAAATTAAAAAACTCACCGTTAAGCGGAACAGAATTTAATGAGGCTTCTAATGGAAAAGGAGATCCTTTGGCTAACGCTCATTACATGGCAAGTACAGCACGCAGTGCTTCTGACAGAGGTAAGGCTATGGATGCGTTAAAAAAAGAAGATCCGGGAGCATTAGAAAGTTATGGGTATAAAAAAACAAAAGAAGGAAATGTTGTTGATCCAAAACGTGCTGAGACAATTAAAGATGACGCAAGAAGATTGAGAGAAATGGCTAATCGCAGATCTACAAACACAGGAGAATCTGTCAACACCTCTAATAGAGGTCTTCGTCAACGTAAATTAGAAGAAGGTATTCAACTTCCATCTATGACAAAAGCTAAGAAACCTATTGTTGCAGCACCTAAAGTAGGAGCTAAAAAAAAGTAAGTAATGACCTCAAAAGAATCTGTTAAGGACAATCCTCAGGACATCGCTTTCAAGAACAGCGTGATTGACCGATTGTCTAGTTTAGAGAGCGACTACAATACGCGTAAGACTGAGAAGATCAAGGCTGCTAAGGCTTCATCTATTGCTAAGAAGAATCTTGGCAGAGGTGCTAAGGACATCGCAGGTCTTGGTGCTCTTCAAGGATTCCAATCAGGATTAGGTAACCCTACAAAACTAAATACAAGAAAGAATGGCTAAGATGAATTACGACGCTATCAACTTCAAGAATAGGGACATTGACAAGTTCGCAAGTAATGACCCTATCGTTAGAAAAAATCTACTTGGTCGTGACGTTAAGATTACTACTGATGGTAACACTAAAACACGTGAGGTTACGGGCGACAAGATGGCTCTTACCAAAGTAACTAAAGAACTTAGTACAGGAGGTAAGAAGATTACTACAAGCACATTAAAAGTTTCTCCGCGTGAGCAGATGGTTGACGTTACAAACAAAACCAAGTATACCGGAGAGGCAGGAAGAAAGAGAGTACTTGATGTTAATCCTGAAACGAGCAGAACAAAGACTACCTCTAAGGCATTCTCGGTTGATCCGGCAAAAGCTAAGGAGACAAAGAACACACTGTCTGTAAGAGAGAAAGCTAAGAAGGCTTACAAAGGAAGTAACTTACCTCGCAACTACAACAACTAAGATGGACTACAACGCTATCAACTTTAAAAACAGAGACATCAATCGATTCTCTACTAAGTTTGGAAATGGTGATCCTAAGAAGAAGGCTGATCAGACAACTGCTCCTTCACCTGCGATGCCTGAGTTTAAGACTACTGCTCCTAAGTCAACAGAGAAAGATTGGAGAGAACGCTCACGTGTGGGTGCTGCTCTTCATGGCACTCCTTATGCCGGTGGTAAAGACAAAGGTGGTAAGAAAGGAAAGACTGTAGAGTGCGGTAAAGGTGGTAAACCTGATTATAATAATATGGATGAGTCTTGTAAAAACCCTAACACTAAATAAAAATGGCTAAGAAAGTAGCAAAGAAAGTTTCCGAGTACGGAGGGATGGAGAAGTATCCATCAAAGAAATCAATGATGGCTCACGAGAAGAAGGAGTCTAAAGGAATGGAAGCTTCTGAGAAGAAGATGTTCATGAAAAAAGCAACCAAGAAAAAATAATATCATGGCTAAGAAAAAAGAACTAATCGAAGAACCAACAGAGGTGGTTGTACCTGCTGTTGAAGAGACTGTAGTTGAAGAGACTGTAGTTGAAGAAACTCCTGTAGCATCAGAGCCATGGGACGGACACAAAACACGCGCATACCGTGGCTGATAAATCAGCAATGAAATGCAATAGCCCAAAGTCTTCTGACCGTCCCGGAAAGAAGATGATGGTGAAGGCTTGCTCAGGAGGTGAGGAGAAACTCCTACACTTTGGAGCCAAGGGTTATGGCAACAACTATTCAGCCGCGGCTCGTAAGAGTTTCAAGGCGAGACATAGTTGTGATACCGCTAACGATAAGCTGACACCTCGCTATTGGTCTTGTAAGTATTTGTGGAAAGGGCCGGGAGGCGCCACCACTTCTAATCCTTCAAATAGAAAAGGAAAATATTAATATCTTTGTAATATGGAAAGCAAAGGATTGGGAGATACAATCGAAAAAATTACCACAGCAACCGGCATTAAGAAGGTTGTTGAGACGGTAGCAAAAGCTACAGGATCTGACTGTGGATGCTCAAAAAGAAAAGATACATTAAACAGGGTGTTCCCCTATAAACCATAAAGACTATGTCTGCTTCAATTATTCAAGCTCATCGCGCGTTAAGAGTTCTTCCTTCGGATAACTGTGACGTGCCATATCCTGCTGTTGCTCAGACAGGAAGAAACACTTCTGTGGTGGCTAATCAATTAGTTGATACTGCTGCTACTTTCAATACAAACTTTGTTCGTACGGGAGACATCGTGTATAATACTACTGACGGTACTGCCGCTACTGTTGTCTCTGTAACTAACGAGACGACATTGGTATTAAACGCTAATATCTTTACTGCTATCAATAAGGACTACATTGTTTATGTAGCGTCTTCACAGAGCACCATCGGCAATCAGGGATGCGTCCTTTATATCGGCGGTGCGGGGAATGTTGCTATGACAACTAATGGCGGTGACGTAGTTACGTTTGTTGGGTTGAACACAGGTCAGTTTGTTCCTGTTCAGGCATTGAGAGTTTCTGCTACAGGGACTACTGCTACGGACATTATAGCCCTTTGGTAATATGACCGGCACGGCTATTATAATTGCGAACATCACTATTGGCAATCAGATTGGTGTGGCTGTGCTTTCAGCTAACCTCGCTACGCGTGTTGCTAATGGCAATGGCATTTTCGAGGCGGGCAGCTGCCTTCTTTCTACTTTAAATTCACTGAACGTATGAGTCTTTTAGACAAGGCGAGTTTGATTGTTACCCCTAATGGGTATAGCGAGGACACTCTTTATTCTGTCGTGCCTTCAAGTGGCGCGGGTGACTTGTCATTTACAAGGGCTACTGATGCTTGGCGTACTAACTCATCAGGGTTGGTGCAGAGAGTATGTTGGAATTTAGTTCAATATAGTGAGCAATTTGAGAATGCGGCTTGGACACTTTTGGCTTCAAGTGTAACTGTTAACTCTACTACTTCACCAAGCGGGGTTACAGATGCATATACTTTGACGGGTAATGGAACATTGAATATTCACGCAATAACTCAAGCAGGAAACTCAACTAATGGAGTAACTTACACTCATTCAATATACGCCAAGAAAAATACTAATGACTTTATCCAATTAGTTGGGACAGGTTCAATTTATACAAGCTCAACTGTATACGCAAACTTTGACTTAAATAATGGGGTAGTTGGTTTAGTTGGTGCAGGAACTATAGCAACAATTCAAAACATAGGTAATGGGTGGTATCGTTGTACAATGACTGCAACAGCTACAGCAACAACTTCAGGTAGTTTTATTTATCCGTGTTTAATAACATCCGCAACTTCTGCACGTGGTGAAGCCAACACGCTATCCACCTCCGTCTTTTTATGGGGTGCTCAACTAACCGAAGGCTCATCAGCCTTGGAGTACTTCCCTACCACGGACAGGCAGAACGTCCCTCGCATTGACTACTCATTAGGCGGATGCCCTACGTTGTTGATGGAACCGCAGAGGACTAATATAGTATTAAGAAGTGAGGAGTTTGATAATGTGTATTGGTCAAAAAATACTGCTACAGTAATTTCTAATAACGCAATTGCGCCTAATGGAACTTTAACTGCTGATAAAATATTTCCTAATTCAACAGGTTCTGTTCGAGGTGTATTTGTTGCTGGTTATCCTGTAAATACATACAACTTTAGTGTATTTGCAAAAGCAGATGGCAAGAATTTTCTTTACTTTTATGTTATAGGTTCTACAGCTAATACGGGGGTTTGGTTTAATTTAAGCAATGGAACAATTGAAACAATTGGAACAGCTTGGACAAGTGTTGTAATTACAAATGTAGGCAATGGTTGGTATAGATGTTCTGCAAATGTTTCTTTAATTAGTGCTTCAAATAATCTATACTATTTTATTTCTGACGCTAATAATGATATAAATGTAACGGCTAATGGGTCAGATGGAATATTATTGTGGGGAGCTCAGCTTGAGGTTGGCGCATACCCTACCTCATATATCCCAACGACAACGGCGAGTGTGACGAGGAATGCGGACTTAGCAACTAAGTTGGGAATCAGTTCGTTACTTGGGCAAACCGAAGGGACAGTGTTTTATGAGATGAGTATTCCTCGCCCCAATGGGTTAGGCAATCAGGTTTTTTCTCATATAGCTAATGATGCGGGGAGTTTTTTTTACTATGCTTATGTAAATAACACGGGAAATATTGTTTTTGATATATACGCAGCTTCAGGAATTTATACGTTTACGCTTATTACGTCAGCACCTATGGTAGTAGGACGCAATAGAGTAGCGTTGGTGTATAAGGCAGGTGCGTATAAAGTTTTCTTAAACGGAGTACTTGTTGCGACAAGTACTAACTCTACTCCTATAACGAATACGCTATCTCGACTAACATTAACTGTAAATGTTACTCCTATTTACTATTATGAATTTATAGCCTTCAAGTCAGCCTTGTCTGACGCGGAGTTGGAACTGCTAACGGGGGATTCATTCGACTCATACGCTAAGATGGCTGCATACTTTAACTACACACTACAATAATGGCAGGAGAAAGTTTAATAATAGGTGACGGCAATTGGGGAGTAAAGAGCAGCTCATTACTTGGCTATGCCGTTAATAGTGGGCGATTCGTCCCACGTGACTTGACATTCACACGAGCCACTACCGGCACACGCACCAATGGAGCGTTGCTTGTTGAGACTACGCCATACAACTTGGTGCAGTATAGTGAGCAGTTTAATATTTCTCCTTGGAGTTTGATAAATGGCGCAACCATAGCGGCAAACACTACAACTGCACCTGATGGAACTTTAACGGCAGACACGCTTACGTTTAATGGTACTGCATTTGGTCAAATACAACAGGCATCTACAAGAACAACAGGCGATATTCTTACATTTTCGCTTTGGATAAAGTCAAGTTCATTAACGTCAATTGCTTTGTATATCGGAAACGATACTTCTTCAGTTGCAATTACATCTTCTTGGCAGCGTATTTCTATAACAAAAACAATTACTTCCAACAGTGCGACTCCTAAAATAGTTTCGAGCGTAGCGGGTAGCGTAGACATTTGGGGCGCTCAACTTGTTGAAGGTTCATCAGCATTAGACTATCTTCCAACAACAACAAGATTGAATATCCCTCGTATTGACTACTCGACAGGGACCGCTGCTTTGTTACTTGAACCGCAGAGGACTAACCTTGCGTTATTCAGTGAGCAGTTTGATGATCCGACGTGGACTAAAGGTTTTTCAAGTGTTGCGGCTAATTCAAATACTTCACCAAGTGGAATTGCTAACGCAGATACTTTTACGGCAAACGGAACATCCGCAACACATGTTGTTAGTCAAAACCAACCATTGATTTCATTTACTACAGGAACTTCTTACGCTGTTACATTTTACGTAAAAAAGTCAACAAATAATTTTGTACAGATATACAGTTTTAATGTAACAGGTGGTCAATTTGCAAACTTTGATGTAAATATTGGTATTGTTGGCTCAGTAGGCACTACCTTTGGAAGCAACCCTACGTCATCAATTACAAGCGTAGGTAACGGGTGGTATCGTTGCTCAATGATATTTACGGCAGCAGCAACTAATTTAAGTGGTTTTGGTATTGCGTTAGTATCTTCAAGCACATCTGCAAGACTTGAATCAAACACCCTATCAACCTCCGTCTTTCTATGGGGCGCACAACTTGAAGTCGGAGCATACGCCACTTCCTACATCCCTACAACATCTGCAAGCGTGACGAGGAATGCGGATACAATGACTCGAAGTAATATTTTTACTGAAGGTTTAATAACTGCTGCAGGAGGGACTTGGTTTGTTAATTTAAAAAATAACATTCCTATTACAAGAGATGGTATTGAATCGGGAATATATATCGATAGTTTATCAGGAGGATTTACCAATGGAATAAACATAAGAAATGCAGCAGCAGCATCAAGAGTCAGTATATCAAAATGGATTGCAGGTGCAGGTACACCTTTGTATAACACTACTACTGATAATGTGAAAATTGCAATTAAATGGAATGGAACAACCGCAGATATATTTGAGAACGGAGTTAAAGTTGTATCAGCTACCTCATTTGCTATAACAAATATGGAGTTTTTGCAAGCTTTTGGTAATGCGTCAGCAAGAAAGTTTATTTCAAGTATTATGTTGTATCCAACCCCGCTATCAGATGCCGAGTGTATTAATATCACAAAATAATGAACATATACAAATTAGTATTCGCAGATAAGACCGAGGCAATGGCTGAGCTATTAGCTAAAGGCATTTATGTACAGCAAGAGATTGACGGTGAAACAACGCTTGTCTACGGAGAGGGAGTGCAAGCCATCGTTGAGATAGGTGTGCTATACGATAATCAAGAGCCACCCGTTCCGATCCCGGGATACTGTTACGATGTGATGTGTATTCAAGATGTGGATTTCGGAAGCTTTATTGTTGTACCTTTGAATCCAAAGCACGCGTTTGCGGGTTATGCTATTAATGATGAAGTAATATCACCGACAGAATAATGAAAACTCCTCAAGAGATACAGGATAGCATTGCGGCAGCAGGAGCATCAACATCAGTAGTAACAGCTGTAGCGGCTAAGGCTACAGAGTTTCAACCAATCATATCAGCCATGTCAGGGTTGATTGCGATTATCACAGGATTATTTGCAATCGCTTACTACATGAAAAAAATCAATAAGCAAGATGGCGAAAATTCAGAGCAGTCCAACTAAGCTTGTCAAGCCTAAGGTGGCAAGACCCGGCATTCACTCCAAGACCAAGACAAGTGTGTCTAAGTCAAGTAAGAACTACAAGAAACAATATAGAGGGCAAGGACGATGAACTTATCACAACACTTTACCTTAGCGGAGATGACCTTCAGCCCAACGGCTATCAAGAAGGGAATTGACAATACTCCTAACGCACAGTCGATTAGAAACCTCACCGCTCTATGCGAAAAAGTACTTGAGCCATTGCGTGCTCATATCGGTGGTCCTATCAAGATCAGTTCAGGATATCGCTCTGAGGTGCTAAATAGCCTCATAGGCGGAGCCAAATCAAGTCAGCATAAGTTCGGTCAGGCAGTGGACATTGACCTCAAAAACAAGTGCGCTGAGGCGTTTAAGTTTATCAGAGAGAACCTTGACTACGACCAAATCATTTGGGAGTTTGGAAATGACGCGCAGCCCGATTGGATTCACGTATCATTCTCCACTAAGAGTAACCGCAAAAATTCACTAAGAGCAATCAAATCAAATGGAAGAACGAAATACATTCCTTTCCAAGCTTAGACGCAAGGACAAGGACAAGAAAAAATTCAAGGACACCAAGGTAGGTGTCTTTCTGAAAGACAAAGCACCCGACATCCTCGAGACAGTGGGTGACCTACTGCCCGATGCGGGAGTACTTGGTGTAGCCAAGAACCTTATCAAGATGTCAGAGAAGCTTAGCCCCGAGGAAAAAGAACTTCTTACGGCAGACCTTGCTCAGATGTATGAGACAGAGGTGAAAGACAGAGAGTCGGCTCGCTTACGCGAGGTAGAGATATCTAAGGCAGGGAAGCACGATTACTTGTTTACACTAACAGGGTTAATAGGCTTGGGTGTATTCTGCTTTATCGTATATGCCATTGCCTTCCTTCAGATTCCTGAGGCTAACAAGGAGATATGGATTCACCTCATTGGAATCTCTGAGGGTGTAGTCCTTTCCATATTTGGATACTACTTTGGTAGTGCAATGAAGAAGAATATAAATTAACTATCTTTGTAAAAATAAATCTAATCAAATGGAAGCGACAGTACTTTTAAAAGAGGAGTTAGAATTACTCCAATCAATGAGCAAAGACTACACTAACGCTAAGAATGCTCTTGGCGATTTAGAGTTGAGAAAGCATGATATCCTTAATGATATCGATGCGATTAGAAAAGTCTCTGCTGAGAACGAGAAGAAATTAATAAGCAAATATGGTGTTGACTCTGTCATCAATATTCAGACAGGGGAGATTACCAAGAAAAAACAAGAATAATTATGACACCGGGAAAATTTATCGGGACATTGTTCCAATCAAGAGATGCGATGCATATCGCTCACCTGCAGACAACATCGTTTGCTGAGCATAAAGCGTTGAACCATTACTACGATGGTATCCTTGACCTGACTGACAAGTTCAGTGAGGTTTACTTTGGTCGTAACAAACGTGTTGAGATAGTTATCCCTGAGTCTAAGAACATAGACGCTGTAAATCACCTTAAGGATATGCAGAGCACCCTTGATAGCGAGCGTAACAACTACTCCTCTGAGCTTCAGAATATAGTAGATGAGATGCTTAGCTTAGTTAACCAAACCCTTTACCTTTTAACTTTATCATAATGGCTAAGATTAGTTCATACGCATTAGTAGGTACACCAACTCTTTCTGATAAGCTTATAGGTACTGATAGCGCAAGTAATGACGCTACAAAGAACTTTACAATTCAGGAAGTTCTTTCATTAGTGCCTGACGTTCTTGATACTTACAAGGGTTCATTCTACGATAGCATCACTCAGACATTAACAGGCGGCGCTAACGTAGGCGTTCCTGTGATATTGAGAACTACAGATAGTACCGCTACCAATGGTGTGTCTATTGTGACTGACGGTACTAATCTAACGAGAATCACCGTGGCTAATGCAGGTGTATACAACATAATGTTCTCCTCTCAGTTGTCTAACTCAGCAGGAAGTTCACAGACGGTAGACTTTTGGTTGCGTAAGAACGGCTCAACGGCAGCGGCTAACATTGCTGACACAAATGGTAAGGTGGTTCTTCAAAGCAATTCAAACTTTGTTATGGCTGCTTGGAATTATTTCGTGGCATTAAACGCAGGTGACTACATCCAATTGATGTGGACTGCTACGGCTACAAACATCACAATGGTTGCAGATCCTGCTAATGCGGTGCATCCTGCTACCCCAAGCATTATCCTTACAGTCAATCAGATTTAATGGATATTCGTAAGATATCAATAGGACCTGACTACAAGGGTGGTGCAATGCATTACCTTGTGGGACAGAAAGTTCTTGGCGACTCTTACGAGATAGATTGCATTAAGTATGACCACGTCAAAGATTCTATCAAGATCTACATTATAAACGAAAAACAAGAGATTCTCATTTGGAAGGAGTTCAACTCCGCCATACCCACTTCAATTGAATTTAATATAAATTACTAAATGAAATCACCGTTTTATTTTATAACGAGACCATTAGAAGGAAAAAGATACAACAACACAAAAGAAATAGCAGGAATAGAGTTCGTAGTCAACACGTCAGAGGAAGATCATAAGTTCTCCAATCGTGAAGCTATTGTTGTTGAGACACCACTATGGTACACCGGCCCTATAGAACAGGGGGACACGCTTCTTGTACACCACAATGTATTCAAGTTTTATAACGACGTAAAGGGAAACCGAAAAAGCGGAAGAAGTTTTTTCAGAGAAGATGTTTTCCTAATTGACAACGAGCAGTTCTTCATGTATAAGAAGGGCGACACTTGGTATGCTTACGACAAGTATTGTTTCGTAAAGCCAATGCCTGCTACCGAGTCTTATATCAGCAAGCCATTCTCCGAAGAACCATTGATGGGTATCATGAAGTATCCCAATGAGTATCTAACATCTCAAGGTGTTAAGGCGGGAGACAGCGTAGTATTCTCACCTGATAGTGAGTATGAGTTCACCGTGGACGGAGAGAAGTTGTACCGCATGTATGACCATCAGATTACGATAAAGATATAACTATGGTTACCAACACAAGAGAATTAAAACTCAAGATTATTGAGTCGGGATACAAAGCCGTTCAGCATCTCATCGAGGTGGCTGAAGAAAAGATTGTGCAAAAGAATGTTGATGCCGATGGTGAGGTGACTGAGTTGGCTGCTGACAGATTAAAGAACGCAGCGGCTACAAAAAAAATCGCTATATTTGATGCATTCGAGATACTTAACAGGATAGAGTCAGAGAAAGAATCTCTTGATGCTATCGAGAAAGGTCCGAGCAAGGTTGATACAAAACAAGGATTTGCAGAACGACGATCAAAATAGTCTATATCGTGTACTCGAGAATCACATCCCGACTAAAGTTATTGCGAAAAAAAACGCAGATAACTCGTGGGAGTATGGATACAACAAAGAGTACGATGTCGTTATCATATCAAAGAATGGCTCTATAGGTCAGATAATAAACGTATCAGGTTTAAACATAGCCCTGCCTGCCAAGCCTATGGCTTGTAACAAAAGGGACCCTAACCCCGAAGAGCAATATTGGGAGAGAGAAGATCTGCCTATTCCACTATCTAAGATTCAGACTATCTTCCAATGGAATGATATGTCCTCTGAGTTTAAGAATCGTTGGGTAGATTATATTGAGAAGCAGTTTGACTATCGCGAAGAAGGGTATTGGTTTATGAACAACGGCGTTCACACCTATATCACAGGCTCGCATTGGATGTACCTTCAGTGGGCGAGTATCGACGTGGGCTACCCCGACTTCCGTGAGGCTAATAGAATCTTTTGGATCTTTTGGGAAGCATGCGTAGCAGACAACAGATGCTTTGGAATGGACTACCTGAAGATACGTCGTTCGGGATTCTCCTTCATGTCATCGTCAGAGTGTATCAATGTAGGTACTCTTGTAAAGGATGGTCGTGTAGGTATATTATCAAAGACAGGAGCCGATGCTAAGAAAATGTTTACCGACAAGGTTGTTCCTATTAACAGCCGTCTTCCTTTTTTCTTCAAACCTATTATGGATGGAATGGATAAGCCAAAGACTGAATTGGCGTATCGCGTTCCGGCTTCGAAGATTACGAAGAAGAACATGTTTAATGCTGAGCAAGACATAGTAGAGGGGCTTGACACCACGATAGATTGGAAGAACACAGAAGATAACTCCTATGATGGTGAGAAGCTACGGCTGCTTGTCCACGATGAGAGTGGTAAGTGGACCAAGCCGAATAACATTAAAGAGAATTGGCGCGTAACAAAGACGTGTCTTCGTTTGGGTAGCAAGATTATTGGCAAGTGTATGATGGGTTCAACCTCTAACGCTCTTGCTAAGGGTGGTCAGAACTTCAAAGATATCTATGAGGACTCGCGTGTGACAACGCGTAATGCCAACGGACAGACTAAGAGTGGGCTGTACTCCCTGTTCATCCCTATGGAATGGAACATGGAAGGGTTCATCGACATACATGGCATGCCTGTGTTTCGCAAGCCTGAGAATAAGGTAAGAGGGGTAGATGGCAATTGGATTACCAATGGTGCTATTGACTTTTGGGAGGCGGAGGTAGACGGATTGAAGAATGACGCTGATGGCCTGAATGAATTTTACAGACAGTACCCACGCACGGAGTCTCACGCATTTCGCGATGAAAGTAAGCAGGCGTTATTCAACCTAACCAAGATATACCAACAGATTGACTACAATGACACTCTTATCAAAGAGCATGTCACAACACGTGGTTCATTCATGTGGAAGGATGGGATAAAAGATACCAAGGTAATCTTCAGCCCCGACAGAAACGGAAGGTTCATAGTCAGTTGGACACCAAATGTTGGACTTCAAAATAATGTTCATATACGCAACGGAATAAAATTCCCCGGCAACGAGCATATGGGTTCATTTGGTTGTGACCCCTATGATATCTCAGCCGTTGTAGATGGCAGGGGTTCTAATGGGTCACTGCACGGAATGACTAAGTACCACATGGATGAAGCGCCTGTCAACGAGTTCTTCTTGGAGTATATCGCTCGCCCTCAGACAGCAGAGATATTCTTTGAAGATGTGCTGATGGCTTGTGTATTCTACGGAATGCCTATCTTAGCAGAGAACAATAAGCCGCGCTTGCTCTATCATTTTAAGAATAGGGGATACCGTGGGTTTTGTATGAATAGACCTGACAAGGTTTACGCTAAGTTATCTGCAACAGAGAGAGAGCTTGGTGGTATACCTAACTCGTCAGAAGATATTAAACAGGCTCATGCTGCTGCCATTGAGTCTTACGTAGAGAGATTTGTGGGTATGGATATGACTGAGACATACAGACCTGCCGATGAGATTGGAACGATGCCCTTCACAAGAACACTTGAAGATTGGGCTAAGTTTGATATTAACAACAGAACAAAGTACGATGCTTCTATCAGCTCGGGGTTAGCCATCATGGCTAATCAAAAACATATGTATATACCCGAGAAAAAAGAAAAGAAAATAAGTATTAACTTTGCGAGATATAGTAACAAAGGAACTACAAGTGAATTAATTAGATGAAAGACGTAGTAATAAAAGTATCTTCTACCGCATTCCCGAATCAGTTCGTGTCTGACGCTGAGAAAGCAACCCTTGAATTTGGGTTGCAAGTAGGTCAAGCTATTCAATACGAATGGTTTAGAAAGGACGGGAACAAGTGTAGATACTACGGGCAGTGGAGAGACTTTCACAGGCTACGTCTATACGCTCGTGGTGAGCAGTCGGTGGGTAAGTACAAGAATGAACTTGCTATTGACGGTGACCTTTCTTATCTTAATTTAGATTGGACTCCTGTTCCTATTATCCCTAAGTTCGTTGACATCGTTGTCAATGGAATGTCA